GGTGCGGCCACCGTGACGCCCGCCGTCACCGGCCGCAGGCCATCGATATACGCCTGCACTGCCGCTACTTCGGCGGCGTCCGGGATCAGGCTTGCGTCGTCGTCGCGCACGAAGCGCACGGTGATGGTGCCCAGGCCAAGTTCGGCGGGATACACCCAGGCGCGCGTAACACCCGCCACTTCCAGCGCCCAGGCGATGTAGTCATGCGCAGCACCGCCGTGCGGCGGCGTCTGGATGCGGGCGAGCAGGCGGGCGCGCAGATCGTCGTCCACCTCGATGTCGGCGCCGCCGGTGAGGGCAGCGGCATCCACCGTCGCGCTTGCCGAAACGCCAGTGATCGGCGTGTCGAAACTCAGCGACGATGCCGCCGCCGCGTTACCGGCTTGTCCGCCCTCGACGGCGGTAACGGCAATCGTGGCCGTGCCGCCGGCGACCGTCGCCTCGGCATCGGTCGTGTATTGCGCGCCGTCGGATCGAGCCAGCGTCGAATCGGCCGGGATGATCGCGCCGCTGGTGCCGCTCACCGTGATGTTGCCGACGGCCGGCGAGGCGGCCTTGCGCTCCACGCCCCAGATCGAGGCATGACGCTCCAGAATGTCGCCGTCGGCGGTGTCGATGATGACCTGGCGCGAGATCCATTCCAGGTAGCCGTAGAGGCCGTGCGCGGCGCCGGAATGCACGCGCGCCAGTACGTTGAGGTTGGAGCGGCGCAGGCGGGCATCGGCGCCCGGCAAGCGGGTCTCGATGTCCGCTTCGGCGCGGTTGATCAGGGTCGGAAGATCGGGGCGGGTGAATGCCATGCTGGTCTCTCTATAAGGATGCCCACAGGGCCTCGAAGCGATAGCGCACCGGCTGACCGTTCGGCCGCGTGATCGCGATCGCCAGCCCGAGCATCTCGTCGCGGGGAATGAAGGCATCGACCTCAACGCGGCTGGCGATACCATCCTTGATCAGCCAGGCCAGCGCCTCTTCGGCGTAGCCCTTCGCTTCGGCCAGCACCGACGGCAGCTGCTTGCGGCGGCCGAGCAGCCACAGGCGCGAGCCAAAGCGGTCGCCCGTCTTCGCCGCATAGCCGTCGCCCCACCAACCGCGCAGATCATCCGGCGCCGGCGTGTCGTCGCCATCTCTAGCGCGCGCATCGGTGAAGAGAGAAAGAATCACGGCCGTGTCGAGTCCGCCGTCGCCGGCCAGGCTGGGCGCTTGCAGCAGCCAGTCGGCGCCCTGCTCGAAGCTGATGAACTGGGTGCGGATATCGCTCATTACATTTGCCCCGTCGGCAGCGACACGCTGCCGCCTTGCGGATCGCTATGGGTGTGCGCGTTGTAGGTTTGGCGCATCCCGGCCATGCTCTTGTTGCCATGATCGGAGATGTCACCCTGAGCAACGATGTCGCCGGCGACGTTCAGATCGCCGCTCATGTTTACGGTCGGCGTGGTGATATTCACCACCGTGGCGGCGTTCACGTTCAGCGTCTGGGTGGCCACCTCGATCACATGGCCGCGCTTGAGGATGATGCTGTCGCCCTCGTCGGTGTAGATCGCCACCTCGCCGCCTTGCAGACCCTTGATGCGGTAACGACGGTCGTCGTCGGCGATGATGACACCGTTATCGCGACTGCCGCCCAGCGCCAGATAAATGCCCTCGGCGCCCGGCAGCGGCACCGACGTGAATCCGTAGTGCTGCACGCGGTCGACGTTGTCGCACACCTCGCCGTCGAGCAGCTTGACCTGCACGCCCTGCAACTTGGTAGCGTCATTCACCAGCGTCAAAATCGCCCGCCCCGCCATCAGGCGAATGCGGCGGGCCAGCGGCGCGAGTGCCTTGAACAGTTCCCGGCTCACAGTGCGCTCCAATCGTCGCTCGCCTTCTGTTTCTTTTCCTTCTCTTCCTTGGTGTTGATCTTCTTGAAGAGCTTCGATTTTCCGATGCCGGCGACCAGATCGAAGGCTTCGCGGCGCGCGATCGACAGCGCCGTGCGCGAGCCGCCATCGTCAAGCGTGTACATACAGCCGACGATCAGCATCTCCGCTTCCTTCAGGTACAGCAGCGGCGACGTCACGGTGACCAGCGTATTCGGCTGCCACAGCTTGCCGGCATCATCCGTCCAGCCTTGCACCGTGATCGAGCCGCGCAGCCCGCGTCCCATGCGCACGTTCTTTTCCCACTCGGCGCGATCACGAAAACGCGTCTTGTTGCCGTGGTCATCGGCCAGCACGATGCGCGGCCGGTAACGCGTGATACTGTCGTCGGTGACCGTGGCCGAGGGTGCGACATGCTTGTCCACCGCCTCCGCGTCATGATCGAGCCGGTCGTGACCCTTGACGGTGTACGTCGAAAAACGTTCCTTCCAACTGAAGCTGCCGCGCGCGGAGAGAATGTTCTGCCCCTCGACCAGCGCCATTTCGCTGCGCACCTTGCAGGCGCGGGTGATGACCAGGCCGCCTTCGCCATCGGCGATCAGCAACACGGCCTTGAGGCGTGCCGCGCGCTCGATGCACTCGAACGCCGTCTCGCCCGGCTCGATCTTGAAGCTGGGAAACGGGTCGCCGACATCGGTCTCGGTCTTCACCTTGATGCCGAAGGGTGCGCACAGGTCGCTGGCGATGCGATTCAGCGGCACGTTTTTCCACTGCCCGGTCTTATGGATCGCCGAGCAATCGACCAGGTCGCCGGTGGCATCGCGGCCGCGCACCGACAGGCCATGCGCCTGCTTGTCATAGGAGACATCGATATCGTCGACGTAGCCGGTGATGAGAACGGAACCATCCAGCTTGAGCGTGCATTTCTCGCCGGGGCGGATCGGCCGGCTGTCCGACTGACCCGGCCAGCGCTCGGTCACTTCCAGCTCGAAGCTGTTGGCGATCTGCTCGATGGAGCGCGTTACAGACACGCGCTGCCAGCCGCCAAAGATCGTCTCGCCGACATAGAGTTCAGCCTTCATGCCAGCGCCTCCAGCGGAATGCCACCAGGTACGAAGCCGGGATGGCGGATGATGATGGCGTTGCGCGCGACGATCTCGGCGGCGCGCGTCGCATCGCCGAAGGCCAGATAGGCCACGACCAGCGCCGGCAGAGTGGCCGGCATCGAGATCGCCACCAGGCGCGGCAGGTCGGCGCCGCGCGCGGTGATGTCGCGCACCACGGCGGCACGCAGATCCATCAGCGCACTGAAGGTTGCGACCGAGCCGGTCGCGGCCTCGTCTTCCAGTGCGTCCGCCAGTTGCTCGCGCAGCGCGACGGCCTGCTGGTAAGCAATGCGCGGCGCACCGGCAGTGACCGGCGCCGCGAAGTCGACGCGGGCGGCCGCCCGTGCTGCCTCGATCACGGCCGAGCGGCGCACCAGCGCCTCGATGGCCGTGCGATTGGCCGCTTGCGTGCGGCGGTTCGGTGTCGTCGCGGGGATCGGCGGGCGCGTCGATTCGCGGTTGAAAAACTTGAACAGCGCCGTCACGGCACTGGCAGGGCGCAACAGCGCGGCGCGCAAGCCTGCCGTCAGACCGAAGACTTGATTGGCCAGCGTCACCGGCGCCATGATCAGCGACGACAGCGACGACGTGAAGCGCGACACCGCGCCGGAGAATTCGCCGACCACCGTCAGGTCGGGCATCAGGCCGGCCCGCGCCGCCTCGATGGCTTTCGTCGCATCGGTCAGCAGCGCCATCGCATCGGCAGCCGCGAACTCGGGCAAGCCATCGAGAGAGAAGGTATCGTCGAACTCGGCGCAGCACTGGCCCATCGCCGCATCGGCCTGGGCATCAACCACGGCGGCGGTGTTGGTGTCGGCGGTCGGCTGCTGATTCGGCTGGGACTCGGTGAAGCGCAGCGAAAAGCGCGCCACGCCACCCTCATCAACCAGCGATTCGACGAAGCGGTAGCTGGCCACCAGCGACACCTGCATGCGACCAAGGGTCGGATGGATCAGCTCGCCGGGGCCGGGTTGTTTCAGCGCAGCGCGCAGGGCATCGCGGGCCTTGAAATAGTCGTCGCCGACGACAAAGGCTTCCAGGCTGAACTCTCCAGCCTTGCGCCCCATGTCCTCAACGTAGGGATCGTCACGCAGCGGGTATTCATGCAGCACGCCGCGCCGACCTTCCTCGGTATCCGCGCTCTTCACGTAGAAGGGCACGCCCCGGAAACTGGCTCGCTGTAGCTGCTGGCGCCAGGTGGCTTGGTTCATGGCGCCATCATCATCATGCCGCCATCGACCGACAGCGGCACGTCGCGATTATCCGAATAGGCCGACAATGAAGAAACGCGACCGTCCTGGTCGAGACGGATGCGTACCTCGCCGCCGATCTTCGCCTCCCGCAATTTATCGCTGATCTCGACCGCGCGGCGCGCCTCTTCATTGCCGAATAATGCCAGCACCCTGGCCACGCCCTCGCCGATCTTGTCGCCCACGGCCGCGCCTTCAATGAGCGTCTTATTTATCCCGGTACCGACCGCGTAACCCGCGCCCCCGGCCGCCAGCACTCCAGCGCCGGCGGTGGCCAGTCCAGCCGCGCCCATCGACCCCCAGACGGAAAGCGGTAGGCCGCCCATCAGCACAGCCAGCGACTTGGCGCGGCTCGCTACCTTGCCGGCCGTACCCGCGCCGGCGGCACCACCGGCCGCCGTGGCCGCAATCTCGCCGACAGTGGAACCGCCCAGCGATGCGGGAAAGTTGACCACGAAAACCGGCGTCACACCGGCGGCAGTTTCCAGCGCCTTGCCTTCGGCCACGCCGGCGGCCGTGCCGCCGAAGCGCTTGGCCAGCCCACCGATCGCCATTCCACCGTAACGCGCGGCGGCCAGCGTGCCCAGGGCAATCGCGGTACCGCCGCCGATGATCTCGCCACCGGATAACCCCATCCCGCCGTTTGACTTCTTGTCGAGACCGAACTTGACCATGTTCTGGAAGGCATCGTTGATCGGCTTGGCGAAACCATCGGCAGCATTGCGCAGCTCGGCCTTCAGCCGGCCGGTCTGATCGATCGCGTTACTGATTGCATCGGGCAGGTTTTTCTCGATGGTGCCGCTGGCGCCGCCGATGGCTTTGGAAAACTCGCCGACCTTGTCCAGCATGTCGCCGCCGAGCAAGGTGCGCAGGCCCTTGATGGTGTCGAGGTCGGCCTTGCCGAACGCCTTCTGCATATAGAGGGCGCGATCCTTGTCCGTCTTGAGCTTGTCGTATTCCTTCTTCACGTCGCGCAGCGCGGCGACGGGATCGCGGCGCGAACCATCCTTCTCGAAGAAACGGACGTTCGTCGCCTGCGCCGCTTCCTTCATGTAATTGAGATTTGTGAACAGGCGCAGCGTCGAGTCGGCCAGCGTGGCCAGGCGCTCCGGCGCGCGCTCGACCAGCGACAGCGACTCGATGAAGCCAAGCGTCTGGTCGAAGCTCAACCCGGCGCTCGCTGCATTGACGCCGACGCGCGCGAATATGGCGGAAAGGTTTTGCAGCTCGGCATTGCCCTGGCGGCCGGCGATCGTCATCTTGTCGAGCAGCGTAAGCGCCATGCCGGGTTTGGCCAGGTCGAACTGGAACGCCTGGGCGGCGACGGTCAGGCCGGCGGTCAGTTGGTCGGCATTGGCGCCGGTAACGGCCATCGCCTTGTTGGTCGCGTCGATCACCGGCAGTGCCTCGCGGAAGTTCAGGCCGGACTGCACGGCGTTGTTGAAGCCCTGCTGCAAGTCGTCGACAATCTGGCCGGTATCGCCGGCCATGCGGAACAGCTCGCCGCGCAGCTCGGCAACTTCTTTCTTCGACATGCCGGCGGTCTGGCCGATCTGCGTCAGTCCCTTGTCCATGCGAGCCGATTGCGCCAGGGCGGCCACCATGCCGACCGACACCCCCAGTGCGGCAAGCTGCCCCTGGATCGATCCGAGCGCGCCCTTGAGCGCGTCGAACTCGCGCTTCGCTGTCTGCCCGAACCGGCGCACCCCGCCCTCGGCCTGGGACAGGCCGGAAACGAAGCGCGCCGCGTCGGTATAAAGACGCAGCGCCAGTGATAGATCTCGGTTGCTACTGCCCATCGCTCTTTGCCTTGGTTAGAACTTCCAGGTAGTGAATGAACTCGTCTGCCGGGAGCGACAGGATCTCGGCGCGGCTCCAGCCCGTTTTGAGGGCCAGCAGCAGCACCTTGTTCAGGAAGCTTGTTCTGCGCTCCCGCCGCCCCCGCCAGCTTCCCCCTCCGATTCCAGTTCCATCTGCTTGCCGCGCAAGGTGCGGTAATCGGCGGGCTTGAGGCTGCGCAGCATGCCCATCGTGAACGGCCCGGTGAAAGTGCCGACGGAAACCAGTTGTCGCAGCATCATCTGTCCATTGAAGGTGAGCGGTCGCATGACGTCGGCTTCACCCTCGGCGTCGAACATGTCGCCGACCGATGCCTCACGCATCTCGAAGTCGCGATGCGCCATTCCGTCTATCACCAGGCCGTTGGGGAGGTTGCCCGTGACGGTCTTCATGCGCCGACCTCTTCGCACTTCATGCCCTGGAAGCGCAGCTTGACCTCGCCCTTCGACAGCTCCAGCGCGCCGACGCACCAGGCATTGCGCAGTACGTAGCTGGTGCCGGTGTCGGCGTCGAACGAAACGGTCTCGTCAGTCATGGCCTGAAAGTCGGCCAGCCGGGTTTGGGCGCCGTGCGAGATGACGCACTCGACCTCGGGAATGACGGTCTTCTCGGTAAAGCCGAGTACGCCGGAATCGCCGACAACGCCCTCGCGCTCGACATCCGAATACTTGAGCGTCGCGCCTTCCTTGGAGGAAAGACGCGCGCCCCTGACGGTAATGGCCACGCGGCCGGTAAGTTGTGCCATCGTTTAGCTCCTAGAGGATGTATTGAACGGCCGCTGCGAACACGTCGAACTGATTGACGACATTCGGCGGGATGACCGCATTGACGCGGTTTTCGTCGGCCTCACTGCGCAGCACGACCAGCTCTTTCTTGAACTGCGCCAGGTCTTCGAGCAGCCCCACCGTCGCCAGTTGCCCGGCCGCCGCTATCAGCGTGTTGCGGATCAGCTTTGGCGTGGCGATCTTCTGACCGGGGCTAACCTGCTGCAGCACGTCGTCGCCAGCCAGCTTGTGGGCCGGGTAATCGCGCACCACGGCGAAGCGGAAGACGTAACGCATGTAGTCGACCGTCCACTTGGTGTTGAGCTTGAGGAGCGAGCGGTCATTCATGCCGAAGGTATTGGTCTGGTAGGTCGTGATGACTTGCTCGACCATTGCCGCGCCGGATGGGTCGAAGATAATGGTGCTGATGCCGTCGTAGAGCAGCAGGTTGCGCTCGGCATCGGTGAAGCGGTCGGCTTCTGCCGGAGCCATCACGTCGGGCAGCGCCAGGCCACGGAACGGGATCGCCGGATCGTTCGCGCCGGAGAGTTCCACGGCGGCGGCAAACTGCGACGCCACCACCCAGGGCAGCGTCGGGCAGCCCTTGAGGCCGGCGAAGGTGGTATGCGGGCTGTTGCGCGCAGCACCGTAGGCGGACAGGGTGGCGAAGGTGCCGCCCTTGAAACCGAAACTGTGGCCGGTGCGCATATCGAGGCCACCCCAGCGGCTTTGCAGCTCGCTCTCCATCGCCGTGACGTTGGCCACATCCGTCCAGGGCATTACCACGGTATAGAAGGCGCCGGTGCTCATGGCGGCGATCGCGGCCAGTACGTCGGGATTGCCGGTGCCACCCGTCATCGCGACGATGGCAGCCGTCAGGCCCTTGGGCGTGTATTCGCCGGTGTAGTAGTTGAGGCGCACGTCGATGCCGTTGCCTTCCTCTCCCTTGTGGCGCGCCGTCAGTGTTACCACACCCAGGGCGGAGGTCGCAGTAACGGCCAGATCGGTCAGCGCGTTGATCGCGGCCGCCACGGCGCTGGCGATCGCGGTCGGGGTTTGCGATGCCGTAATGCCGACCCGCACCGGCTTGCCGCCGATGTAGAGATTGAGCGTGCCAGCCTCGGTCGGCGAGCCGCCGAAGGTGAGCGTGCCGGTGGCGGCAGCGCCCGCGCCGAGATCGTCAAGCGCCAACGCCCACAGATCGGCTGTCGGGTGCACCTTGAGGGCGGCGGGGACCATCTGCGCCAACATCGATCCGCGCCCGAAGTAATTGACGCCGTCGGCTTCGCGGGTCACGCGAGTCAATACACCGGCGGTAACGCTGCCGGTGGCGAGGCGCTGACCGAGCAGCAGGATGCGACGCGCCATATTGGGCAGGCCGCGCACCGCGCGAGTGTGATCGATCTCCAGAAAGGCGCCAGGAATGCGCCAGTCGGTGGGAATCGACATGAAGGTGATGTTGTCGGGCATGGGGCCTCCTGGTTGATTGGCTATGCTGGCCGATTACTTCTTCGGCTTGATGGGAGTGACGTTGGCCGCGTCGTCGCCGGCCGGCTGCGTATCGGCAGACGGGTGATCGAGACGCACGTCGCCATCGTTTTGACGGCGCAGCCAGAACGAATCGCGTTCGACCGGCTCGCCTTCGGCCTTGAGTATCTGCCCGTCGGGCTTGCGCACGCGGGCGCCGTTGATGGGGGTGGCAATGACTTGGGGCATGGCGTTACTCCTGCGGTTGAAGGGTGACGGTCTCGGAAACTTCCGGGGCCGTTGTGGCATAGTTGGGCGGATCGCTGGCCCACTTGGCGTGCTCGGCGGCGGTCGCGAACGGCTCGATGTCGTAATCGGCGCGGAAGGTTTCGAAGGCGGACAGGGCAGCTTCATCGAGCGCAGCCGGAATCTCGATGGCGCCGGATGAGCGCGCCATCACAACGGCGACATGCAGGCCGGCTTTCGACAGCAGCGGATCGGTCAGGTAGTTGATGCCGGTCACGCTCCAGTTGATGTCGCCGGCCGTGGCGCGATCGACGAGCGCCGCGACACCCTCGACGATCTGGTACAGGCCGATGGCCATACCGTCGCCCTTGCGCGCTGCCTCCTGACCGCGTGCGCTCTTGGCGACACAGCCGATGCTGAAGCTCACGAACATCGAGCCATCGCTGGTCGTGATCTGGCCGGGGGCCACATAAACTGCCGGCGCCTCGGTGCTGAACTTATTGACCAGATCCGGGCCGTCGATCTCCGGCAACCCGGCAACAAGAGCGAGCCGTTGCCCCAGTTCGGAGTCTTTCACCAGGGCGACCAGGCCGTCTTCGCACTCAGCCAGCATGAGCGGCTCCCTGGATGCGCACCTGGATGATGTCCAGGATGTCGTCGCGATCGTCGTCGGAAACGCCGAGGAACGGACGAGCCGGCATAGTGACCTTCTGCACCGTGGCAAAACCACCGTTGGCCAGCCGAAAACGCAGCGATCCGCCCTTGGCGCGGATTTCGCCACCGAACTGATGGATGGCGGCATAGATGCGGTTGACGCCCCACTCGGCGAAGTCGCGACCGTGGCGAGCGGAGATCGAGCCAGAAAGATGGCCATCCCTGGTGAGCGTGCGGCCGCCGGTGATGCGGGCGCGCAGGCTCGGCTTCCAGCGCTGCCCATCCGGCCCGGTCACGGTACGAAAGCGCTGGCGGGTGCTGCTCTCGCCAATGGCGGCGATATCCGCCATCGCCGGCCCGGCATTCCTGCCGAGCGCGATCAGGTTGCGTAGGCCGGCATGCAGCCGCGCATCGTCGATCTGATAAGAGATACCGGACATCAGCGCAGCCCGCCGTTTGTCGGACGGCCGAACACCTTGGCCGGGCTGATAATTTCGACCAGGCCGCCCTGTGGCGGCGTCGCGGCGCCCGGATCGCCGAGGCTGACCTTGCCGGCCGATATGTCGCGCAGCACGGCCACGGCCGCATCGCGGCGCTTCTGGATGGTCTCGGTCGCCTGGTCGTCGTAAAGGTGGTAACGCGCCAGATCGCAGGCCAGACGCTTGACGATGGACGGCACCGGGCTGAGCGGGACGCTGTAGCGCGTGGCAACGTAGCCGTCGATCTCGCTGTCGGCATCCGCCAGGGCGCCATTCACCAGCGCCAGCACGGCGGCAACGGCCGCCTGCTCGGGCGCCGTGTAGCCGGCCATGCTGTCACCGCCAGCCGCCGTCACCAGCATCGCGGCTGTCACCAGGCGCGGGATGCTGCGATCGGCACGCTGGGCGATCTCTTCGGCATCGAAGCGCTCCAGCAGGTTGGCGGCGGTGGCGTAGGTCATGCTTACTCGGCCGGGACTTCGATCTCGATGTCCGTCACGACCAGGCGGGCCTCATCCTTCAAGGCGGCGATCTGGGCCTTGGTGAATTCGCTGGCGGCGACGTCCTGGGCCTCGGTAGTCCAGGCGCGGCCGCCACGGCGAAAGCCATCGACCAGCGCGCGCACGCGCAGGCCGGGAATTTTCTGAATCTTCGGTTTTTGGTCTGCCATTTCGATCTCCTTGCAATGCCATTTCCTGGTGGGGAATACCCGTCTTGGCCAGGATCATTTGTTTGGCCTCGGCCCGCCCTGGCGAACCAGGGCGGGGGTCGGCACTTGCACCAGCTGCGCGGGTGGTTATTGGGTTAGCCGAGCCACGGACTGACGATCAGATTGACCGCCTTGTAGTTCGTGTTGCTGTCGCCGGCGGCCAGGAACTCCTTCATCAGAACCGCCTCGGCTTCGGCACGGCGGCTCGGGCCGCACACCAGGTGCGTGGCCAGCACCGGCGACGGGGAGCCATCCGGCTTGCGCTGGGTTTCGATCGCGAGGCGCGCGGCGGTGAAGCTGGCCGCATCGAGCGTTGCCTTGGAGCCGTAGGCGAGTTGGTGGAAGCCAAAGCCGGCGACGTAGCGCGCATCGACACCGAACAACAGCTTGTTTTCCATGAACACATTCGGATCGTCGGACTTGTTCATCGGGACGAACTCGGCCTTCTTGCGCTCCTGGAAGATCAGCGGCTTCATGAAGCTGCGGCTCAAATCCATCAGGAACCAGGGGGCGCCGGCGCCGCCGCCGGTATTGCTCCAGGAAGCCTCCGCACCGGCGGCCGTGTAACCGACGTGATCGGTGTCGAAGAAGTACTGGCCGTCGAAGCCATTGACGGCAAAGCCGGTCGGCAGCAGGCCCCACACCAGCGAATCCGGGTGTGCGGCGACGACCTCGCCCTGCAGTGCGAACACCGGCTGATAGATGCCAAGCTGGTCGTCGTCGATGTCGTTACGGTTGACGCCGATGGTGTGCTCGTAGTGCTTGTTGGTCAGCTGCGCGCCGGCCGCTTCCAGGTTGAGAATCTGGCGCTGGCCAATCCACTCGCGCATGCCGGGCAGGTCCTTCATCCAGCCATAGGTTTCGGTCTTGGCCGAGGATGGAATCAGCATGGCGACCTGTTGCCAGCTCGGCTTGACAGAGCCAAGGCCCATCTTGAAGGCAGCATTGAATCCCTGCTGGAGCGATTGCAGCGCCGCCGGGGTCAGTGTCAGGCCGGCCAGGCCGATCATCGACAGGTCGCTGGCCGGCAGCAGCACCGACACGTCGGTCGCGGCAAGGGCCGGTACGGAAAACGCCGCAGCCAAACCGGCAGCCAGCGTGAGAAGAATAGCGAGGATGCGTTTCATGTTGTGATCTCCTGAAGGTCGAATGAGGGTTAAACGCCGAGGCCGATCTGCACCCAGACGCCATCGCCATCGACGGCGACGATCTTGCCGGCGCGGCTACGGGTGCCTGTTCCGTTGGTGAGTGCCACGGTCTGGTCATCGACGATGAAACAGTCGGCGCCGACATTGGCCTGGGCGATCAGGTCGCCGGCTGACGAGTTGGCGAACTTGAAGACGCCGCGCGCGACAGGCGCTAACACGGCGCCATTGGCGCCGGCGGTGTTATCCACCGTGTCCTCGAAGCGGCCGATGGCGATCAGGTTGAGGGCGGCGGTGCCTGGCGCGGCATAGCCGGCATTCAGCACGGCGATGCCGCCCTGAATTGCCTTGACGGCCGCCTTGACGGGAAAGCCGAGGATGTCGCCGGCGCGTTCCGGCGTATTGCGTGCAGCGGTAAGAGCAGCCATTGCTTAAACCTCCTGAAGTTTACCGGCGGCGAACTGTTCGGCGGTCAGGCCCAGGGCCTTCATGACTGCCGTGTCGACATCGGTGTGTTGATGGGATTTGCCGTCGCCAGCAGGCTTGCCGCCGGTTTGGGTTTCGCCCGGCTTGACCACGACGGGCGCAGCGTCGACGTAGGCGGTAAGCGCCGCCAGATCGGTCTTGCCAAGACTCTTCGCCCAGCCTTCCATCGCCGGGGTGAGCTTGCCGACGGACAGCGCGGCGGCCACGGCCTTGTCGACCTCGTCGGCATGCGTCTTGGCCTTGAGTGCGGCAAGCTCGGTGGTGGCGGTGGCCAGCTCGCCGCGCACGGCGGTGAGCGTGGCGAGCTCGACATACTTGGCCGGGTCGGGCACGGCGGACTTCATGGCTGCCAACTCGCCCACCTGTGTGGTTTTGATGGCCGACAGCGCGGCAAGCGCCTCGGCCTCGGTGGCGGTTTCGGGCAAGCCGAGCGCCTTGAGCAGATCTTTCATCGGTAGCTCCTCTGGGGGGGTGAAAAACTGATTGGCCAGCGCGGTCATGGCGGCGAGATCCGTCAGGCCATCAAGACCGGGATCGTTGGTCAGTGCGGCATGGGCAACGCCCAGCACTTCGCCGGTGCGCTTGTCGTAAGGAAAAACAGGGCTGACGTAGCGGTAACGCTTGTCGGCAATCATTTCGGCGGCCTGCGCCGTCCACTCGACATCGACAGCCCATAGACCATCGGCGCGCGCCTCCAGCTTGCCCATCCAGCCGGATGCCGGCGCGGGCTTGCCGTTGTCGGCGCAGCGCAGTGTCTGGTGTTCGTAATCAATGACGCGCTTGGAAACGCGCCGCGCCGACAGGTCGGCGATGCTTTTCGCGCCAGGCGCATCAAGCAGCCAGCCGTCCCTGACCTCGACCGGACGGCCGGAGCCGTCGGCCGACTTGAAACGACCGAGCGGCAGCAGGCGGAATTCGGTGGGCGCGTTACCGCTCGCCGTCAGATCGACGGCGAGAGCGGCTACGGCAACATGCTGGCTGGAGCGAAGATTCGGCATGGAGCGAATCTTCGCGCGCGCACGGCGGCGCGGTCAGGGGGAAGCGGTTCGGATGGGGCGCCATTCTGGATGGGGCGCCCTTCTTTAAGAACTACGTCGGATCAGCACCGTTCTTATTATTCCCATGCCACGAATCAAACCACCACGCGGTGCGAAAGACTGCGATTGCCGCAGCAGCCGCAGAGAAGATGCTGTACAGAAACAACCAGTACCCGATTCCGTCACCACACGCTCTAACAATCAGTGCCGCAGTATTCAGCGAGTCAGGGATTGGCAGATAGAAAGAGTGCATTCCGGCAGCGACGATCACCCACAACAGTGCCGCCACCTGCACAAGAACGAAGTGAAGAAAGGTCGCGGACATATTCAAGTAGGGCGATGACTTGTCGCTTCCAGCACTCTCTTTCTTGCCTCCAGCGATCAATTGCCTGAACTTCTCGTCGCCGAAGCCAAGAAACACAGCGAAACCGCCAAGCGTGAACCCGAGCAGATTTGGCAGCACCCCTAACGCCTGCCCAGTCCAGTCGCGATCAAACCAGTAGCCGGCGCACAACAGGGAAAACAGTAAAGACCAATGCACGTAGGGTGATCCGCTCAACGCAGACCACCCTCCATATACCGACCAGTATTTGGAGAGGATCTTATGGACGCCTGAATATTGTTTAAAGTGCATCTACTAGGTGCTGTGCGCTGAATGCTATTAATACATCCGGTGCGAGTTGATGATCCGGATCATAGGCAACGGTTTCTCGCCAGGGTGAGTCGACAGTCGTTTCCTCGACTTTCTGTCCATTCGCCTTGTAACCGACGGCCGATACCTTGCCGTTTCGCGCTGCGACCCTAGCTAGCTGCGCTGTCTCATGGTCAGGCTTGATAGATTCACCGTTCTCCGCAGTCATTACCTGCATGACTCTCCTGGCACCCTGATTCCTCATTCGGTCAAAAACCTCCTCATCGTCATCGAAATTATCATCAGGATTTGGGCGGGTAACATCAATCGTCAGCTTCGCTAGCCTGTGCAGCTTCATGATGCGCGCCAATGTTTGCCGGTCCGGCATGATCGTAAGGTCGACCTTGCCAAATCGCCCGAATATCAGCCGCGTTTCGAACAATACCTCAAGCAACTTGTACAGCGAACGCGGCGAAAGTGAATACCTGTCCCTTTTCGACACAAAGTACAGGACGTGCCCTTTGGGATAAAAGACGAAATCGAAAAGAACCAAGTTTGGAACGAGATCCTTGGGAATCGCTATTGCGGACATCTCATCTTCGGTGGCTTCCTGATGGCGCTCAAGGTTGAACCAGGGTAATTCCGGATCGATATGATCGAACCGATAAACCCGGCCGAACAATCCATCCGTAGGGTTTCCTCTGTCTAGCGGCCGCAGTTCGCCGAGCATGATGTGCTGTGCCCCGCGAATTTGAACCGGTTTACGCATGGCAGTCGCGGCCCTAAGCAAGTCAACGTAGCCCTGCGGCGAGTGCGGGTGAGTAACGATATTGATTCCAGAAACAACCAAAGTTCGATCAGCGGCCATGCATATTCCCCTTAAGCTGAGATTCATTATCTTCTCAGCATACCGCGCAAGTGCAGGGACGGCAATCGAAATGAATACAACTACTCCCATAACATCACAGACCAGCTATACTTTCTTTGCGGGCGCGACACGGTGACATTCCCCCGGCCGTAGCACGGCAGCGATGCCGGAGCGCCATGTGGGGTTGCCGGGAAACCGGACTGGGGGGCCCCACCGCCCGCAACTCATTTTTCCTGCCCCTTCGCCAGTAGCCGGCGGATTTCCTCATTGCGCTTGACCTGCCGGCTCGACAGCCGGCGGAAGCTGGTCATGAAGGCCGCCCGGCCAGTTTGCGTGGCCTTGACCACCGTGACGTAGCCTTCTTCCTCCAGCAGGAACAGCATTGCCTTGTCGGCTTCCTGGATGGCGCGGCCGCGTGCGAAGGCGTCCTGCACATGGCGGTATTCGTCGGCGGCGATCTCGGGATGCTCCTTCGCCTGCTTGGCCATCGTGACGGCAGAGAGCCGCACCACGTCGGTTTGCAGGCCCATATCCGCCGCATGCGCCGCGCGCAGCACACCGATCGGCCAGTCGCCCGCCGGGGCCTTCATCCATTCGGCAAACGATCCCTTCGCCAGATCCATGACAGCCGCCGGACGCAGATCCGCCGGCAGCGCCTCGATGCGGCTGGCCATGAACCCGACCAGGTTGGCGCGCCGCCCACCCGGAGGGTAGTTGAACTCCGGCGCCACGCCGGCCGGCACGCGCTGCGTCTCGCCGGTGCGCTTGTTGGTGTAGTCGCTGTAACGCTCAGCTGGCGCCTCCCCGACCTTGAGGCCCTGGCGGTCGAGCTGGCGCTGGCCCATCTGGATTACGCGGCACTTGCAGCCCCAGGCGCGCACCGGCATGTGCGACTGCCACCATGAATCATCGGCCGGCAGCACCAGGCCATCCCAGGCGGCGTGTTCCTTGCGCTCGTGGGCGCTGGGGGTGTGGTCGTACATTAAATAAGGCAGGGTCGCCTTGTTTTCCTGAATGCGCGCCCACTGACCCTCGGCGTGCGCGGTGCGCAGGTTGGTGTCGTAGATGGTCTTGAGCCGGCGCGGGCTGCCGAGCTGCACTTCCTTGATCTGGCCGTCGGCCGGATCGGTCATCATGGCCTTGCCCCACCAGCCGCGCTTGACCAGGTTGGGCTTGAGTGCGGCCTTGAAGGTTTCGAAGGTGGTGCCGTCGGTCAATGCCGCATCGACCTGGCCGCGAATGTCCTGGAGCAGATCCATTTGCATGGCCTTGGCCACGGTGAACGCGGCCTGGTGTTCCTGCTGCCAGACATCGCGATGGTCGAAGCCGATCTTGAAGCCCTTCTGGCGGAAGAAGTCGACAGCCTCGGCGGGGGGCAATCCGAAGACGCTGGAGAGGGTAAACGGCTTCCTTGGCATTTATCGACCTCGCCCACAGTTCACGGATAGCGTTACTAGCGCGTTACTGGCCTCGCTGTGCAATTTTGCGATGTCTGGTGATGTGCTGATAGCCATTCGCCCAGCAAAACGCCCCCAAAGGCCGTTTTTCCGATTTTCGTTTTTCATCGCTTCACCTCATACAGAAAGTCGGCGCTGGCGAGACGGCGGATTACTCACCGCCAGCATCACCCGACCCTCAAGCTGGCCGACTCGATCAGTGTCTGGCCAGTGGTGGTGACGACCGTGGCGGTGATGCGGTACATGACACCGGACACGCCACCCCCGACCATCTGCTTGACGATGAAACCCTGAATGAGCGGGGTGCCGATCTTCAGGGCGCTCGGCGCCTGATCGGCACCAGTCAGGACGGTAACGACAAACGTGGCCGACTGGATGGCGCCGCCACCGTTGACCAGGCGCGGTGCGAAATTGAAGCCGACGAATTCCGTCTCTCCAGGCAGTTTGTTGGAAAACTCCATCACAATCTCCTCGATATTAGTAGCCGGTCATGGGGGGGGGCATCGACCAGGCGTCGCCGCGCGTCAGCGGTCAGCAGACGTGCCCGGTGGCCGGCCATGAGAATGTCGCCCGGCCACACCTCCGCCGGCACGGCCGACCCGGACCAGGCCACCGTGCCGCTGATGACGATGCTGTCGTCGCCCGATTCCAGCACAGCGAAGACGCCGATGATGGCCACCGCGCCCGGCGCGGCGAAGGTATCCGCACCGCTTTCGGTGGCGGCCAGATCGCCGGTGGCGACCGAGCCGCCGCCGCCGGCAAAGGTATCCGCACCGGTCTCGGTGACGGCCAGCGCGCCCTTGACGAGCACCGTGCCGCTGCTTGCCGTGCTGTCAGCGCCGACTTCTTGCGCGGCCAGCGCGCCCTGCACGATGACAATTCCGGCAGATGCGAAGACATCTGCGCCGATTTCGGTGACAGACAGGCTGCCTTTGATGGCAACATCGCCGACGGCGGCCAGCGTATCGCTGCCGCTTTCGGTGGCGGCTGCCGTGCCTTGGACAATTACATCGCCGTCGCCGGCATAGGCGTCGCTGCCGGTTTCTGTGGCGTCCATCGCTCCCGATGGATTGGCGATGACTGACCCACTACCTATCGGAACATACCCAAGTTCAACGGCTGCCCCATCGAACAGCAGGCGCGAAGTGCCAGCCCGGATGAGCATGTCAGGCCTCCGCTAACCGGAACAGAGCACGGGCACCAGTGGAACCGTACCGGGTGAGCGACATAAAACAGGCGTTCGGCAGCACTTCCGCCATCTTTCCTGCCTGTAGTCCTTCGGCATAACCGTACAGGCCGTTCTGCCCAATACCGTGCATTGGCATCATAAATATCGGTTTGAACAGCGTCACGCCGAAGTTGCCCGCCGTGCCGGTAGTCGCGGCAACAGTCACACCCTCGACCGACCGAACGCCGGTATCGCCGTCCGCCAAGGACATGACGAGGATCGACCCAGCAGAGGCGGAAGAACCAAACGCCCTCGGCTTCGTGACCCGACCCGCTGTTCCGTCTTGGTTGGTGTAGCGGCAAGTGACTGTTGTAGCCGTAGCGCCAATGGCGGTGAATATTCGCAGCGCGATACAGACGCCGACGCCTGACGTGTGCCGCGCCAAAGCAGCAGTGGGAAGACC